GAAATCACTGAACTTAAAGTTATTAATCCAATATGGATTGATGTTTACAGAAGTCCAACAGGTGACGTGATTGGATACTCACAAACAATTAATGATAAGAAAATTATCCTTTGGGGTAAAACAGGCTTGGGAATAGAGGTTGATAAATCGTTTACTAAGTGGTTACCAGGAAAACTTGACACGATTGCTCATTTTAAGTATAACACGATCAGTTCAGAGAAATACGGAATGAGTATCATCGAACCACTAACAGATTCACTAAAAATCAAGCTTGACATGGAAAATAGTCTAAACCAAGTACTTTCTAAGTATGCAGCACCATTAATTTGGGCAAAAGTTGGAAATGACGACTTCCCTGCAAACGAAGCAGCAATATCAACAATCGCAAACACTTTAAGAGATCTATCAGCAGAATCAGAATTAACTACTTCCCATTTAGTTGATTTGAATGTTATGGACTTCAATTCTAAAGGAATGGACATGAAAACTCCTGTTGACCAAGTTACACAGAACATTATCACTGGTGGACAAGTTCCAGGAGTATTACTAGGAATGTCATCCGGTGTTGACAAAGCAACAGCAGAAGTTCAACTAAGAAACTTCGGAAGACACATTAAAGCTAATCAAAGACAATTAAAGAATGAGTTTGAAGATAATATCATAATTAAACAGAATCTTGGAACACCCGAAGATAAACTAATCTGGGAAGAGCTAGAAAGAGAAAAAGAAGCTGACATTGATATGTTAAGAGGTTTAGTGACTGACGGAGTAATAACTCCACAGACAGCTAATGACCAATTACCACCAGAACTTCAAGAAGAATTACCTGATCCGGCGGTTGTTGCGGCAGAAATGGCTGCGGCAATGGGTACAAACCAAGGTGAGCCAGGCGAAGATGGACCAAGGCCAACTCAAACTAAAAAAACTCCTAAAGTTAAGGACGGACCAAATGATCCCACAAAGACGACTAAAGATAAGAAGACACTTGGAAAAAGAACAGTTAAGACTGATAGAAAGGTACCTATCAAGTGAAACCGCTTATCTGCTCTGGAAGGAACGGCAAACCGATAGTAATGGAAGTCGTTGGGGAGAATGGAAAGATTATAGGCGAATATGCAGTTAAAAATGACAAAATGTCAAAACCGCCATATATACTGATTGAGGAAGCTCACTTATGATATTCAAGTGTCCAGTGTGTGGGGAAAAACACAGTGTACCAGATAACTATGACCAATCTGATTATGTTTGTGGTAATACGTCTAATCGCTTACATCAAAAGACGTTTCAAGATTTAAAACCTAACGATCAACTTTCAAGGAACGCTTACAATTTCAACAGTGCAAGTACAAAAGAAGATGTTGCACGTGCTGCAACAGTTTTCCCAAAGAAACATGAGTACAAGAAAACTGGTCAAAAGCAAAGTATAGATAAAACAAATTGGTGATAATATGGAAGAAATAATAGAAAACATGAAGTTCAGTTTCCGTCCAGAAGTCACAATCGAAGAATCAAAGAAAGAAGGTTCTTGGTTGAGAATAGGTGGAACTGCTTTGGTTGAAGGAACAAGTAAGAACAATAACGTTTATTCAAATAAAAATCTAAAAGAGAATGCAGGAAAAGAATTCAAGTGGCTATTTGGTCATCCAGATTCACCCGAAGAACACGTAGTTGGAAGTGGTGCATTAACTCTTGAAGAAGGTAAATTATTTCATGAAGGGAAGATAAGAAATACTGCTAAACACCCAGATGTAGTTGAGCAGGTTAGAGACAAATTCTTAGGCCCATCAATTCACGCTTCAGTAAAAAGAGCAATTAGGAAAGAAGGTAAATACCACCTAGAAGGATTATCTATAGATGGTATTGGTTTAGTTGCATTTCAAGGAGTAAAACAAGCATCTATAGACTACGCGATTGCTGAATCTTTTGAGAAGGAACTGTTTGATAGGAAGGAGTCCACACTGGACGAAAAAAATAACAACGACAAAGGTGATAATAAAATGTCAGAAGAAGAAAAAGCTCCGGTTGAACCCGTAGCAGAAGAACCTAAAGCAGAAGTTCCTTCAGAAGAAAAAGCAGAGGAATCTACTAATATGAAAGAAGAACTTCAAGCTGTTAAGGAAGAATTAAAGACGCTTAGAGAATCTAAAAAAACTGCTCTAGTTGAGTCTATTGTTGCAATCAACAAAGAACTTAAAGCAGAAGATTTGATGAAAGAGTCTGATGAAAAACTAAATCTAATGAAGGAATACGAATCTAAACTTTCTGTTAAAAAAGAAAGTGTTGCTATAGTTGAAGGCGACGAAGAAGAAGCTAAACCTGCAGAAGAAGTAGTTGAAGAAAAAGACGGATCATACAGCGTATCAGAAGCTGCTTATGAAAAGTTTAACGCAGAATTAAGAGAGAGGGTGAGATAAAATGGCACAAACAGGATTTATGCTATCCGATGAAGGGAGATCAATCACTGTACTAAACGACAGTGGAACAACAGCTATTACTGCAGGAGATATTTGTTTCTCAGACGCTAATACTGATGTAATTGGTGGAACAGCAGCGGCAGCAAGAAACGCTTATGCAGCAGGCGACGTAAAAGTTATGTCAATTGCAGCATCAGCAACAGGATACTTGACACCAATCGGTGTAGCTTTGGAAGACATTCCGGTAAACGGATACGGAGCAGTAGCAATGGAAGGTGTTTTCATTACTCAAGCACAAGCAGCAATCGCAGCAGGTAAAGCAGTTAGAGGAACAGCAGCAGCAGAGAACGAACTAGTAACTCTAGACGCTGGAACTACAGCCTACCTTAAAGCTACATTCGATGTAGTTAACAACGCTAAGATTGGTAGAGCACTAACAGGCGCTTCAGCTGATGGAAAGTTCATCATCTGGAAACTAGGCTTATAGAGGTAATATAAAATGGTAACACAAATAATGAACACAGGAAGCGCTGACTTTGCAAGTTCAACTGCAAATAGTGGTACAACTAACTACTTGATTCCTAGAACACTTCTTCCTAATGTAATGAACGCAATTAGAAAGAAACTAGTTCTTAGAGGATTAGCAGCTAAGGTTTTCGGACCATCTAGCATTCCAGGTAGAACACTAGTAATTCCTTTACAGGAAGAAATTAGTACAAATACAGCTATGGCTGTAGATATGATTGGAGAAGGTGCAGAAATTGAAATCACTAACACTGAATTCACAACAAGAACACTAACTCCAGTTAAGTACGGTGCAAGAGTAGGAGTAACAAAAGAAATGATGGAAGACGGAATTGTTGACCTTATCTCATACCATGCAGAACTTGCAGGATATGAATTCGCAGACAATGAAGAAAGCCTAATCGTTTCACAGCTAGACGCTGCAGCAACTGCATCATCTAACACTGTTGCGAACTCAAACGCTACACTACCAATATCTGATATAACTGCATCTATGCAACAATTGGAAGAAAAGAACTATACTCCAACACACATGATCATTGGAGCAGAAGTTGCTAACGACCTAAGAAACATAGATACTTTTGTTGAAGCAGACAAATCTAGAGTAATGGATCCTACAAAAAGACTTATAGGAACAATCTTTGGTATGTCAGTAATCGTTTCAAACAATATATCTGCTAAACTAGCATACATCATTGATGCTAACCATGCATTTATCATTGGAGAAAAGAGAGCTTTAACAGTAGAAAGATACGCAGACTATTCTAGAGACACAAGCTATGTGGTAATAACACAAAGGTTTGCAACAATCTATCTTAGAGCTGAAGCAGTATCAGAAATAACTACAACATAGAGTTGTAGCTTTTTTTATTTTTTTTCATATAAAATATAGGTGATAATAATGGTAAGAACTTATGGAACAATTAACGGAATGTCCGGCGGACTAAGTGTTGACAAGGAAAATTTCCCTGCAATAGAATGTGGAGTAGGAATACCTGCGCACTCAGCACCAAAAGGAACAGTATACGTTGACTTAAATGCTACTCTTGGAACAGCATCTCATTTTAGAAACACAACAGGTGCTTCAACATGGGCAGCAATGAGCGACGATTAGAGGTAAGATACAATGACATACTCAAAACTTAGCATAGAAGTGCTTGAAGCTAAACTAGTTACACACGCAGATAACAAATACATCGTTAGAGCTGTTAAACGAGAAATTAGATCAAGAAACAAAGTAGCACCGGTTGCAGTAGAAGGAGACCTAAATGGTGATGGAGTATTCGATAAAAAGGATCGTTCTATCGCAGGTAAAGTACTAGCAAAAGGAAGAAAAAAAAACAAAAAATA